AGAGTCTACTATTTCATCATATTTTTCAATTGCTCTAACTCTACAACTACCAACAGTATTACCACCCCAATCAACACTATCCTTAATGTGTACAACACCAAGTTCTGATATATTTGGAATACCTTTTAGACCAGAAACCGAAATAATAACATAATGCCCATATGCGGCCCCGACACTATCGTTTGTAACAGTTTCAGTTGTGGTTGATTTACTTACAGATAAAAATGTAGGGAGATTTTTCTGTATCTTGTAACCATTAACATATGCTTTACCGGGAGAAACCCTTAGTTTAATATTCGCCATTATGCGCTATCCTCGAATCTTATGAAAAACGGTGTAACTGTGTAATCTCCAGACTCATCATTTGTTCTAACCGCCATTAAATCATTAATTAAATTATATTGATCTAATCCAGTAACTCTTTCTGCTATTTTTGAATTCACAACATTAGCAACATACACGAATGTTTGTCCTGATGTTATAAGGTCTTGAGTCGTAAGTACTAATTTAATTCTAAATCTATCTGCACCAGGCGCAGTTTGGTTTGGGACACTACCTTGATTATCATATAAAGTAACATCATCATCTACTGTGACGATATCTTGTTCTACCTTAAAGCCAACAACCTTTGAAATATCATTGGTATATTTTGAAAGTATTATTTCTTGTTGAGGTGCGTGAACAAAAAAACCTTGTGTAAAAAAGTCTTGATTTCCACTTGAAAATTTGGTTCCAAAACCATATGCTGGATTAATTGTTGTATTAGTTGTTTGTACTATCAAACGAGTTGATCCATTATTCTCAACTAATTCTTCTGATGGAGAAATATTAATAGTTTCAGTTGAAGATGTGCCACTAAGTGTATTTGTATACTGAACATATAATGTGTCAGGGTCTGGAGATGATGCTAAAACAACCTCTAATATTTTTATAGTTACTCCAGAAGTTTGTCCTACAAAGGATTTACCAACTAAAGAACTTGAATTGGCTGGTAGTGCATTTGTAGATGTATCCAATTTAATAAATCGGTATCTATTATTAATTGCAACACCACCAGCAGAAACCGCTGCACCTTCTTTGAAGATGTTTTTACCAAAGCGATTGACTCCTTCTTGGATAATCGTTTGGAGTTGGGTCAGTTCTCTTGCTTGTAATGCCTTTTTATTGTTAAAGAGAATACGTTGAAAACTTTTATCTTCATCGTAGTCATCCCTATAAACATTTGCAAAAGTATTTGTGGTGAATGTCTTAACCATTATAGTTTCTTTCTATCAAGTACAATTGTCTAGTTTAATAACTATTTTAATATCTTCAGTTTGATTGGCAACTCTAGCCACCGCTGCTCTATTATCTATGTATAAAACATCACCAGACCTTGGATGTACCTCTGGTTTAATTTTAGAAGAGTTGGAAGATATGACTCCACTTCCAGACCCACCATCTTCATTAACAGTTTCACCATCAACAAACGAAACATAGCCCGTTGAATCAAATTGATGATAAAATAGATTGCTATCAACTACGTTGTCAAGAAATGCTCTCGCCCCACTTGTAGCACCTACAACATATCTATCTTTAGTAAATCCCACACTTGGTGTTACTTTCATTTGATATAGAGTATTTCCAGAATTGGAATTAAAGTGTTTACCAGTTGATCCATGAGAATCTTTTAAGTTTTTCATAATTCCAATTTGTCTGAAGTCTTGTCCAGTTATGAAGTCTGTTTGATTTCCAGTAATTTTTGAATTTATCATTATAGACTTAGCACGTAAATCAACAGAAGCATTCGCACCAATACCTCTTGCATTTGAAAATACAGGTCTAATTGAGGCTGTTGAACCTGTAGCATGTATAGTTGTTAATATTGCACCATCTAAATCATCTTGGGTATGGAAGGTGCTAGAGTCTGATGCAAACATTACTTTCTTTATCACACCACCACTAGTTGTTACCAATATGTTACCGTCAAGTACACCATTAACTTGTACTCTACAAGAATCTGTATAATTTAAACCACCACTATCTACAATAAATGAAGTAATTTCGCTACGTCTTGCGGTTTGTTGGATAGCGTATTGTTTATTCTCAGCCCCAGTTGAATTCGAATCAACACTCTCTATGTGTCTGATGGGCATCCAATCTTGGGTCATATAATAATTAGCCTCTAAAGGAGAGACACTGTATAAAAATTTCCATCTATATCCATCGGATGTGCCAATTACATGATTATTTTGTCCAGTTGGTTTTATAGTAGATGGTACTGTTGCACCAACAGAATTTCTACCTGTTACCAAACAAATATAAACATCTTGAGCATCAGTCATAACATAATATGGAATGCCATCAGAATCATATTGATTCATAGTTCTTTCATCATCATATTGAGCATAAGTCACACCACTTGTCCAATTTTGTCTTTTAACAACAAGTGATGCGGAATTGATTTTTATTATACTCTGTAATCCTTTTCGGAAATCATTTTCTTCATCAACATCTTGTCTTGGTGCTGGTGCTAAATCACCACCGTTACCCCAAGATTGAGATTTTGATAATCCTAGATAAAAAGATGGACTAACACCAGTAGTAATATTTTTCAACACTGGTTGAATTAGTTCTTGCTTGAGGGTTTCCGTTACAATTGATGCCATATTATTTCCTACTTTAGATTAAAGCGTCCTTAGTTTGCTGTATTGTTTTTCCCTTAATATCACTTATAAGAGTTGAACCTATACTATACTTTGTATTTATATAGTTAGAATCACCTTTACAGTCACAAAACTCTTTAATTGTTCTATATCTTGGTGATGGGAAATTAATAGTATTTCCTACGCTGTCATAAGGAGCATTTGCCGCCGCTGATTGAAAACAAAAGTTTTGAACAGTAAGTGTTCCGATATTAATACTGTCTAAACTATGATCTCTAAAATGATTACTAGATGAATAATAATCTGAATCTATAGATGATTTTATTTTTGTTAATGGTCTATTATTTACTCTTTCATGAGTAATAAGACTTGGACTAAATCCAGTTGGCCCATACATATTACCAATAGAAGCGTCATACGACAACCCCCACTCCAACATTCCAGACGAGTCATCTATGTAAAGAATTTTATCTGGATCAAACGCACCACTACTTGCTTCTATTACAACACAGTTTCCAGAAGGCACAATCGCAGTGCAACTTAAAGGAATATGTTCCATAGAAAATTTATGACTTGAATCCTCTATTGCCAGATCAGGATCAATTGTGGGTGTTGGAGTCTCCGACTTTATAGTTACTGAATTATCAGTATTAATTTCCATTTCTGCTGCAAGATGAAATCCTGCTGGATGTACAAATTTTCTATAAAAATCTTCATATTCTCCAAGTGATGTTTTTGATTTAATTAGAACCGAAAGTACTTGATAAACTCCACCATCTTGAATTACTTTTGTTGAGTGTGGCCCGATTTCAGAAGCACTATCCCCAACCATAAATAAATCTTTTTTAGGATATATAATTTCACTAGTATTATCATTATAAAATGATCTGAAAAATCCTTTCGCAGAGTACAGTGAACCTTTAACTCTAAAAAATTTTGCAAAGTTTCTTAAAACTTCTCTTGGTTCATTGAAAAATTCTTGGCCCATACCCAAAGCAAATTCTTTAAACATATTATCAATATATAAGAGATTAGTTGTTCCTATATCTCTAATATCATATAAGTCTTTGATAACATCATTAAACTGACCATCAGAGTCCATATAATCATAATAGGTCTCTATAAATGTTATAAGGTTTGGATAAGAACTAGCAAAATATTCTGGCAAAATGTCTTTTACCAAACTAGATTTTATGATATGATCAATTCTATTTTCTTTCATTTTATAATACTATCTTTTGGTCTGTATTTTCTATATTTCCATAAGACCGTGATACACCCGTATCCAATGTAAGGATATAATTTCTTAAAGGGGATATGACTGCTTGATCTTGTGGGACTACTGATACTTTGATTTCTGACAAGCCACCAACAATGGATGTTGGAGCAAAGGTATTAATTGTTAGTACGCCATTAAGATTATCATATGAACCTATGCCAGTTTCAAGAATAGTTCCAGTAGCGGGAACAAAAATTTCTATTTTATTTGAAGATAACTTATTTCTAAAAATGCAAACGCTGTTTCTATAAACAAATTGTGAAGATTGTATAGTATGTGTAGTATCGTTAAATGATGCTAACGGAATTGGAAAATTCAAAGAATATGAATTGATGCTCCCTAAAATTGGTGAGAATCTTTGTTGAACTTTAATATCCATTTTAGAAGATAATATGGAACGATCAACACTATCAATACCTGTTAGTAATGGAGACCTTCTAAATTTATTTTCAAATTTACCTAAATTGTTTGTAAAATATGTTGAAATATAACTATCAACTAATGTTTCTAAGGTTGATAATGTTGATGATGTTAAACCATTATTATAATAAAATTCTGTGGTTGTTTCAACATATGTGATTTGTGGTTCTACGAATACGTTGCCTATAGACATAATGGATAAATTATCAGTAAACGATGTTTTTATTTGATTTTGTGTAGATGTTTTTATGTCATCGCTGGTTCCATCTGGAAACTTTAATGACATATAAACTTTTCCATAATCTTTTGGAATATTCTGTTCTCCACCCCAAACTGCTGCGTCTGTAACAGTAGGAAACTTAGATAATATCATACCTTTATAATCTAAAGGTGTAACTAATCTTTGCTGAGAAGAAAATTGTATAGGTGCAAGTTTTTTAATTGTCTCAATAGATTCTCTGTCTGTTCCAGAATGTGATGCTATTTGAGTACCAACGCTAATGTTATAACTAACACTGTTTACCACTAAAGACCCTATCGCAGAAAATGTAGTAGAGCCGTTTGCATCTGGTCCAGAAACTACATTATATGTCACTAATATTTTTCCACCAACAGGCGGTGCTTTTCCAAAAGACACTCCATCTCCAAAATTAAGTTCATAATGACCATTAGGAGATTCTTTTATATCGTAATATTCTGTTGTTGCTGTGACTTCAATAGCATCCTCTAAAAAAGTGTAAGTAGTGTAGAGTGATGTTGTTGGTGTATCATACACTCTAACATCAAGAGTGCTTGTATCTATATTTTCATCTGGAATGACGTATGTTTGATTTGTTGACAGAGAGTCAACTAAGAAGGTTTTTGTTTTTGTTGTGCCTTCATAAACTAATACATTTTCAAATGTATAAAGACCACTTAGATCATTTGCTGTTACTGCTGCCCTACTAGAAAATTCGTATGATCCTGTGTCATTTGAGGCTGTGAATGATGTTCCTATAGGTAAAGTTATTGAGGACGGTCTGCCCCCAACCCCCGATAAATCTATGGATGCTGTTATTGTTGATTTTGACGCATTTTTTGATTTTGGTCTATACCCAAGACCTTCAGCATGAGATACTACAGATGATCTTAATTGTGCAGTGTTTAGAAAAGACTCATTAGTAGCAAAGTTTGCTATCAATCCATTAAAATGTGTATTATATGCCAAAACATCTAAAATATTTGATAAGCCTGATGTTTCAAAATCATAGTCACTAAACTCAGTACTATTCGCAAGATAAGTTTTTAATGATGATTTTATTTGATCAAAATCTAATTGAGTTGATGTAATATTTGTTGCCATTTATCTTAACCTTGCAATATCTGTTTCTAGTGTTAATATTTCTTTATTATTGATAACTTGAAAAGTAATAATTACTGAACAAGAATTATATTGACCTCTTATACTAGCAGATATATCTAAAACTCTTACTCTTGGTTCATAATTCTCAATCACATCTCTTATTTGATTTTCAATATCAGTTGCATTAATATCATCCGCTAAATCAAACAAGAGCCTTACAATATTTCCACCGTAAAACATATTAAATGGTTTCTCATAATGATTGGTCATAATCAAATTTTTTACTGCTTGTTTTACAGCCGCCGCATCATTTTTTTTGAAAATATCACCGTTTTTTCTTTTAGTAAAGGATAAATCAATATCACTATAAGAAGAAGTTTTCAAAGTTATTTGAGATAGTACTCCTAAATTTTTGTCTTCCAGTGATAAGTTTTTTGCCATCTAATTTCTCTTTGTTTTCTTTTATAGTATTTATAAAGTTTTCATCTAACTTGAAGTGTAATCCTCACCATACGCATCAACAATATTCATTGAATCTGCTATTTTTCCAACATCTTGTTCTGGAATTTCTACTAAATCTGTTGAACTAAGAACATTATTGTTCCATAGTGTTTCTAAATCCATTTTAAAAAATGCTTTATAGTTGGATGGTATTTTTGGAGTACTTATTGCAATTTGGGCATGATGTGACTCATTATTTGGGTCTAATTTATCATAGTATAACGACATTTTATCGTACTGAATATTATCTTTAAGATATACCGCCAAATCATACGTCTTACTTAATGCTACTTTTCCAGTTGTAACAGAAATTAATTCATAAACTATTGCTCTACCAGTTTGTTTTAAGTCATTAATACTTTCGCTCTCTACAACTTCTTCTGGTCCTAGTTTGTAAATACCTTCTGCGACATTTAAAGAATAACCATCAAACTGATCAAGAGTTTGATATAGATCAATAATTCTAGCATGAGGAATAAGATTCCTTGCGATTGCTCTCCTATCCTCTAAGGCAACTATGTGTGAAATAGTTATTGGGTCACCTTCAGTTGCAGAAAATTTTGATATTGAGGTATTATTTGATAATTTTGTACTTGAGTTAATTACAGTTAGTGTTGATGGATTAAATAATGGATTTGGTATCAACTGGTGATGCTTATCTTTTTCTGCGGCCTCTGAATGTAATGTTCTAGTAATTCTAGACTCTCTTCCATGCGGCCCAATATCTTTAGAACCCGATACTGTATTTTCTTTTTTATTCACCATTCTTCCTAATTCGGTTGGTGCGGGATCACTATATGTAGGAGATAAAACTCCTTTACTCACTTGCCTTAAAATAAATTTACTGTTTTGTAAATTATTAGAGTTTTTAAGTTTTGATCTTACAGAACTTATTGTTAAATTGTTTTCAGTAATCCCACCAGTTGGAACAGATAAGTCTATTGAATTATTAATACCACCATCAGCATCAACGCTACATTGTCTAATTCCAAATCGAGTTTCTGATAATATTCTTTTTATTTCAGAGTCTACTGGCTGTGCAGTTTCGTCTAAATTTGCTGAAAAATTTGTTTGCCTTTCAAATTTTTGATCAGATGGTTTCGCACCTCTACCAGGAGTTGCAACTCCTGCCTTATTTGCAAATTCTGCACCAGAAGCATTCCCAGCCAAATAACCTACAAATTTTCCGTCTGCTTTGGCGTTATTGGTTATGTATAAATTTTTAGTTTGAACAGTTTCATTAACAAAAATATTCTTAGAGTAAGTTATCATATCTTTACCACCAATGGTTCCAGCAGTACCAATACAAGTCATATTTTCGGCAATCATATTAATATTTGGAGAACTTATCGCTAAATCTGTTTCTGAGGTAAACGTCAAAGAACCTTTATGTGAATAATCACTAGAACCGTCTATAATATTTGTTAAACTACCTTTTATAGCATTTGTCACATTACCTAACAAAGTATTAGTAGATTGTTTAAGAACTGTCACTGATTTGGATTTTTTTATATATTCTCTCATCACACCACCAATAGTTTTTGTGAAGGAACCCACAATATCTAAAACTTTTTTACCACCTACATTGATATTATAGTCACCTTTTACATTTAAATTGTAATCACCAGTAACTGTCATATTCAAATTTCCAGTATACAAAACTGTACCGTCACCCTCAATCGTCATCGTGTGTTCGCCACTACAAATATCAATTCTATTACCAGTACTATTGATAATTATAGTACCATCTGGTTGTATGTCAACTCCAGCACCACAAGCATGTTTCAAAAGTATTCTCTCTCCACCCGGCGTATCATTTACTTCAATTACGTGACCACATAAAGACTCATCAACTTGAACTTTGGAGTAATCATAATCATGAACTGGTTGGTAACCCATACCTTTTCCAGGAATACCATTTTTAATATTTAAATTATTTGTATTTTCACCTCTAGCAGATTCATTTATAGAACTTTTTCCAGTATATTCTGCTTTTGGAAACTGATTTGAGGGATCAAGAAAACCTTTTCCAACGCCTTGATTTTCATTGGCAAATGGAAAATTCTTTTCTCTGGTTATAATATCATCTATCTCTGTTGTCATATTTTACCCTCTATTAAGTTTTGCCATGCTGCCTTGACTCCGTTCCATTTCAGCATATCTTGCTACAGTTGCTGGATCACTAATTTGAACTAGTATTCTTCTGCTTGTGCCACCCACTATATGTTCCCATATTTGATAAACATTTGTGTCAAACCCCTTTTCGTAGAACTGGTGTCCAGTATATTCAGTGAATTTTTTTCCAATTGGATATCGGCTTGCATCTTTCCAATCTTCAGTTACATATTGAAAATCATACATTTCTGGATAGGATGCGTGTTGAGAAAATCCTTTTGATTCTGCAAGATACTGTGAACCCACAAAAGGACCATCTCGCGCATTCGCTTTAGGTTCAATAACTTCTTGAGTCTGTGGAGCAACTGCATTTGATACTGAAACATCTCTTATACCAGTTGCAATTACTGATGGACTTATAGAACTTTTTCGTCCTTCAATGCTTAGATTTCTTTTTTTAAAATGTTTAAATACGAAATTTTCCATAGATATTCCCGGATCAATTTTATTATCTGGATCAGTGTCGTTATGACCCCAGACTTGACCTCCTGAGTGAATTGAATAAAACGCCCTTAAAAAGTTTTTGAGTGAAGCCCATTGTGCGTTATTTATTGATGAACTATTTGCGAACTTATCTGGATTTTTAGTTCCACTGGCGCAATTATATCCACCAACAAGACATATACCGACACTAAAATTATTATGCCCCCCAGTTTTAGCATGTGCGCCAACTTCGTTTAATGGTCTACCCCTTTGTAATGACCCATCTCTACGAATAACATAATGATATCCTATACCAGAAAAATCTCTAGCCTTGTGCCACTGATCAATTTCTTCTGCACCGATATTTTGATTAATATATGTGGCACTCCAATGAACAACAACCTCACTGATTTCCCTTGTAGCACCTCTAAATTCTGATATTATTTCTTCATAAGAATGAATTCTTGTGAAAGTATATTTTTCATCTGGGTTTTTCCATGCTTGTTCAGTCTTAGTTGATACCCTATTACCCAAAGTTTTCTTTTGTACTGATAAACTACCAGAATTAACCATATTTGTAATAGATGGGTCTAGCAAACCAATCGTGTCTTGTAAAATTGATATGTTATCAAGGGGGAACGCTTTTGAAATCTTTTCTGATATTAGTCGCGACACTATATCGTTTCTTCCATCTAAAACATTTTGTAATGTTTCTAATTGTTCTGATGCATTCAATAGACCTTTAGATAATGAAGTTATTTCATTACTAATAACAGGATTGGTATTTTCTAACAATCTATTTATAATTCCACCCTTTACATCTGCTAAATTATTATTAATTTGAGATTCAAAATCGGAAGCGGCATTTTTAAACTTATCTTCAATTCCACCAATCCCTTGTGCGACTGTACTTAAACTACTCAACATATCAGTTACTGATGAAAGAGCATCTATAGAATTTCCAGTTAGTTCACTTAAAGCACTAGCATTAGGTAGTTTTCCTATTACGGACTCTAAATTGGCGGCAATTGATGCTGGCGCAGGTGAAGTTATTATTTGGTTTAATTGTATTGGAGTAGAAGATAAATCCGAACTCAACCCAGTAAGAGCCTCAAGTATAACAGGCCCAGAAGGAATTTTTTGTAAATCTGAAAATCCTTCAAGTTCTGAAGTTATTTTAGCAACACCCAAATTCTCAACTAAAGAGTTTGGGTCTAAGTAATCAACCTCTTGAACTAAAGATTGAATTCCACCTACAATCTCATCAACCTTACCCCCAAGTGGTGTAGACCTAACATTTGTTATATTTTTAGCAGAAGTTAAAATATTATCAGCAGTCGCAGATAGATCAGAAACATTTTTTAAATTACTTAACGCTTGATTTACTTGAGAAAAATCTATACTATTTGTTAATGGCATCTATTATTCTCCTGCTTGCGGTTCATATTCATCAACTGTTGTTATATAAGTAGCAAAAACTTCTCTTGCAAACTTAAATCTTTCTGGATGTGAACCCAACTTTGGTATTTCATATTTTCTTTCCCATACCCATGCAGAATCTTTTATAGTTTTGGCATTTTTCATTGCAGTATAAACATGCTTGTGAGTTCCCCGTAATTCCACCATAACAAATTGAAGTTGTGTATCTAAATCATCCCAAGTTAATCCATTTGTATCTGCAAAAGAATGAAGTGCTTTTGCTCTCACAGAATTCCATTGGGCGATACCTATACTATCACTACCATCTCTACCGTCACCTGCATTTCTTGCCTTAGTACTCATTTTTGGTGTAGATTCAACCATAAAATTTCCAACTATTCCTGCTGATTGTTCTGGGGAAAATCCTTGACTTAAAAAATAATGATATGATATCTCTGGATTACTACCACCAGGTAAGTTCAACTTTTTAACTTTTCCATCATAATAGTCTTTCGGTTGATAATTTTCAATGTAACCTTCATCATAACCATGTATCGGTGGGCTATTCCATTCAGATTCCATAGTAGGGATTGATCCTATAACAAGTGGATTTTGAGAATTAGTACCATCAGTAAAAAAACCAACTACCATTGCACCAGGCTGAAGTCTAGGCATTTTCCCTATGCCAGAAATACCACCTTCTGTTGTTGGAAGCATTACTTGCGACCAAGGAAGATCATTTAAAGGAATGTCTGTTAATCTTTCACTATGGAGACCTTGTATCCTTACTCTAACTCTTCCTAGTTTTAAAGGGTCTAAGTTATCTTCAACAATACCTACAAACCAACGCATCGTGTCACCATAAAAATCTTGTGGTTGCATAATAATTATCCTCTTTCTGGAGTTTTTTGTGACAAGCGACTGCACCCAACTGTTGCCATATATTTCGGTCCAGAGAATACATGCCGTACTGCATGAATCATATAAGTTCCAGATTTTTTTGGGTCATGCTGAATTTCTTTTTCAAACTCCAACATTCTTGAAAAATCTAAATTTATGGTATTACCAATGCTAACATTTTTATTTGTTTGACAGAAATTTCTTCCAGCAACTGATATATCTATAGAAGATTTATTTAATACACCTCTTAAAGATATAGCCTTTGCTTTTAGCATATGTGCAGAAACATCATTTGCTTCACTATAATTTTTATATTCGTTTTCATATGAATTTGTTGGAGTAATTCTAGTAATTTGCCTTGTATCATATTCTTGAATTTTTTTACTATTAAAAGTATTCGTAGTATCAATAACCAATTCTTTTTGACCTGATTTAAAAACACTACTTTTCAAGTCTTTAAGAACATCTGCCATAATATGTTTATTTTCTAATTTAGAACCTTTTACCGTATCAATGTGTGTGTATGTGCTAGACATAAAACCTAACTGACATAACATTATAGTATTTTCGGCGTTAGACTGTGCAGTATCATTGATTATAAATGATTGTCCGTTTTCATCCAAATTATTGTTCGCAATTCCTTGATTATAAAAGTATGGTGAATCAAGTGCGTTCAATGGTTTAGATGTTAGTATAGTTTCTAGATCAACATATCTTATCTTATCATCAGCCAATGTTGAAAAAAGATAAAATGGCATACCACTTTTTGTTACTGCGCGTCTTTGTATCCATTCACATGCACCTAATGGTGTCAAATTTGGAACAATTATTTTCATAGGACCATCATTATGATTTTGAGATGATATATTAAACATATCTCTGTTAAGGTGTTCCTTTAAAATATTTTTTATTATAATATCTGGAGAGCCGCTGTATGATTTAGAAACTCTTATTAATTTAGATAAAAATGAAATATCTTCTAAAACTTGTAATAAAATTACTTTGTCTTTACCATTTGTACTTAATGTGTTAATAACTTCAGTAACAATAAAATTCTTTCTTATATTTGCAAATTCAGTTTCAATCTCTACTAATAATTTTTCTGTACCAGAAAACCCTATTCTATTCATCAAGTCATCATTATCTAGTATAGCGATTTCGCCACTAATAAATGGATTATTAATGTTTTCAAATAATTTAATTTCAATGGAAACTGCACTCAACTCAATTGAGCCTGACATTCTTTCTCCACTGATTTCACATTTTTTTAGATTATAACTGAAAGGTGATCTATTTTCTGGTTCAATACTACGAGTTTTCATAATTTAGTCCACCAATAATGATAGTTTATAATTATCATATATCTCTAAAATATTATCTGCTTTTATGACACGTATTACTTTAGTTTCATTATTTAATTTTTGATAATAATCAAGATGTGTGACCTCAGTGTTTGAACCACCTCCGACTGTCGGATCAATATCAACTTGATCACCAGAGGCATTAGTAAAATATCTGGCTGCAAGATGTTCACTTGAATGTGATTGTAGAGTTATTGATTGAGTAGAATCTCCAGTTTTCTGAATAGTTTCGCCGTTAGTAAACGATTTAGTACCTTTTACAACAATATGACCTAAGTTCACATCTCTGTCAATAATCTCAGCAACTGTAGTAGAAGTAACTCCTGTAATGCTATCACCTATTTGCATTTTGGTAAAAAAGTAATCTCTTGTAACCAAAGTTGTATTTGGATGTTTTTTCTTTGACCAAGTAACCACATCATTTGACCGTATTGGAAATCCATTTCTACGAATTTTATCATTCATAAGATAAAATGTCCAGTAATATTTGGTTGATCCATATAATTTTTGTGAAAGAGTATCTGGCCT